TATAATGAAAAGTATAAAAAGAGATTTAATGAGGGTTATGGTGATAGGAAGTTTGATAATCAATTTGAGTTTGCGAAAGAAACATCTACAAATGAATTAATATTTTCATCAACACCATTGAAAAATTATCCTGCTGTAAATAATGGAGATAAAATATATCCTACTATTTTTAAATGGGATGGCACAACAACAGATAAAGAAGAACAAACAGGAAGTAATATAAGAATAATGCAGGTAAAGAAAATTACCGATGTTATTTCTTGGGATATTTTAAATGGTGCGGATGAAGATACTGCTTCACCAATATCAAATGGAAGTGGTTTAACTGCTTATGGATATGCGGGGCACTTGGATGACCCTGACGCTCCAAATGCGGATATTAACTTTGGTGCAACGCAGGAACTTTATTTTAATCTTGCTACCGGTGCTTTGAGTAATAATTTATTCAACGCTTATTACTCACCTTACATGGCAGAAATAACCGATAAGGATTCAAGATTATTTACTGCAAAGTTTAAATTAACTGAAAAGGATATTTTCAATTTGGACTTCGGTAGGTTCATTTGGATTGATGGGATATTATACAGATTGATTAAGATTTATGATTATAGCGAAGGAGAACTTTGCAAAGTGGATTTATTAAGAGTAATTTATACAACATATTAATATGGCAAAATCAGTAGTAGCATTTGAGTTAAGGGCAGATGGCAATCAGGCAGAAGGTAGCGTAAAGAGTTTAAAGGCGCAGTTAAGAGAGGCGCAAGCTGATGTACAAAAGTTAAGTGATAAGTTTGGTGCTACATCAGATGAAGCAATTAAAGCTGCTAAAAGAGCAGCAGAATTAAAAGATGCTATTGGTGATGCGAAGGCATTAACAGATGCTTTTAATCCTGATGCTAAATTTAAAGCATTTGGTGCAGCATTACAAGGCGTTGCAGGTGGATTCGCTGCACTTCAAGGAGCACAAGCATTATTTGGAAGTCAATCTGAAGAACTTGAAAAAACACTTTTAAAAGTGCAAGGTGCAATGGCATTGAGTCAGGGATTGAATGCACTTGGTGAAGCAGGTGACGCTTTTAAAACTGTAGGTAAACAAGCTGTTGACGCTTTCAACAAAATTAAAGTTGCTATTGGAAGTTCAGGGATTGGATTATTAGTTATTGCTTTAGGTGTTATTGTAGCTTATTGGGATGACATTAAAGCAGCAGTTAGTGGTGTATCTGATGAACAAAAGAAGTTATTAGAAACTCAAAAGAAATCTGTTGCTGCTGCTGAAAAAAGTTTGGACTCTATTTCCAAATCAGAGAATATTTTAAAACTTCAGGGTAAGAGTGAAAAGGATATTTTAAATCTTAAAATTGCTGCTACTAAACAAACCATTACACAACTTGAAGCGCAGTTAACTACGCAAAAAACAATGAGGCAAGCACAAATAGATGCTGCCAAAAGAAATAAAGAAATATTAGAGGGTGTACTTAAATTTTTATCATTACCATTAACTGCAATTTTAAAAACAGTTGATACTATTGGTAAGATAGCAGGTAAAGATTTTGGACTTGAGGATAAGTTTTTTGGTGGTATTGCTAAAATGGTATTTGACCCTGAAGAAGTTGCAACCGAAGGCGATAAGGCGATAGAGGAAACTCAAAATAAATTAACTGAATTAAAGAATAGTCAAGCAGGATTTCAATTACAGATACAACAAATAAATAAAGACGCTGCTAATAAAGCTGCTGAAACTCAAAAGAAAGCCGATGCAGATGCAGAAGCATTAAGGAAACAAAGAGAAGCAGATGAAAAAGCGAGGTTAGATAATTTAGCTGCTCAAAATAAACATACAGATGAATTAATAGAAGCAAATAGATTATCAGCAATTAAAGATGGATTTACTAAAAGGCAAATGGAACTTGCCGGACAAGAGCAAAAAGAGATTGATGCTGAATTAGAAAGGTTAAATAATAAACTAATTACTCAAGAGCAATATGAAATTAACAGAAGTAATATTGTTCAAAAGTATGCTAATCTTCAAACTGAATTAGTAGCAACTGAAGAACAAAAAAGATTAGATTTAGCAAATAAACAAAGAGAAGAAGATTTAAAAAATGCAGAAGCAACTGCACAAGCTAAAATACAATTAGCACAAGCGGTAGGAAATGCTTTAGGCGAATTATCAAATTTAATAGGAGCGCAAACTGCGGTAGGCAAAGGATTGGCATTGGCTCAAATTGCTATTGATACAGGTTTGGCTATTTCAGCATTAACTAAAAATTCAGAGGCGAATCCTACGAATGCGGTTACTGGAGGTATAGCAGGAGCAATTCAATTTGCAACAGGTTTGGCAAGAATTATAGCGAACATTGCAAAAGCCAAACAAATACTTTCACAAGCAAATGTACCTGCAAAAGGAGGTGGAGGTGGTAATATTCCAACGAGTGCAACTGCTCCTTTATCACCACAATTACAAGTACAACAAACACAATTAAATCAAGGTCAAATAAATCAATTAGCATCCGCAACGACAAGGGCTTTCGTTTTAGAATCTGATGTTAGCGGAAATCAGGAAAGAATCCGTAGAATAAACAGAGCAGCACGTATAAACTAAAAATAAATAAAATGAAAAAATTACCAATTTACGAATTGAAAATTGATGAAAAATTGAGCGATGATAGCGAAGTATCTGTGGTTAGTTTCGTTGACGAACCTGCCATAATGAGAGACTTTTTAGCTTTCAGAGATGAATTTGTTGAGCCTAAAAAAGGCGAACACGAAACGGATTTTATTCCACGTTGCATATCTTATATGGTAGGTGAAGGTAAAGACCAAGACCAAGCGACTGCTATTTGTTACTCAATATGGGAACAACATTTTGCTGAATTTCAAGAATCTTATAACGACTATCCGGAAGCAGCAAAAGAAAACGCAAAGATTGCTTTGAGGTGGGCAGAGGAAAATGGATGGGGTGATTGTGGTACTACAGTCGGCAAGGTAAGAGCGAATCAACTTGCTAATGGCGAATCAATTACAAGAGATACCATTGCAAGAATGGCAGCATTTGAAAGACACAGACAAAACTCTAAAAAAGAATTAGGCGATGGATGTGGACGTTTGATGTGGTTGGCATGGGGTGGCGATGAAGGTATTGCATGGGCGCAGCGTAAACTTGAGCAAATAGACAAAATGACTTCAAATACTAATTTAAGCACAACATCAAAGCATAATTTTCAGATAGTAAACGAAGAACAAAGAATCGTATCCGGACCACTTATGGTGGCCGACCAGTTAATCTATCGTAATAACGAAAAAATGGGTGAGCATTATGTAAAATTTACTGCGGAAACCATTAAGAGCATAGCTATTAAATTTTCAAAAAAGAAATATCAAATGAACGTGAATCTCATGCACGACCCGAAAATGAAAGTTGAAGGAGTTACCATGTTTGAGTCGTTCATAGTAGATAAGAAAAGAGGTATTCAAGCAATGGAGCAATTTAAAGACATTCCTGATGGAAGTTGGTTTGGTAGCTTTTATGTAGAGAATGAAGATGTATGGCAAGCGGTTAAAAAAGGTGAGTTGAGAGGGTTTTCAGTTGAAGGATTATTTCAATACGATGAACCATTAACAAAGGAAGAACAAGCACTAAAAGAAATTTCTAAACTTTTAAACGAACTAATTGACTAAATCGGACATATTATAATATACAAAGTTATGCAAGCAAAAGAAATCATAGAAAAATTGAAGTTGACTTTCAATGAATTAGTTGGTCAACCTACTCCAGTTGCTCTTATGGAAGCGACTTTGAAAGATGGTACTCCTATTCAAATCACAGAATTGGCAGTTGGTGGAATCGTAACAATTAACGACCAACCTGCTCCTGCTGGTGAACACAAACTTTCTGACGGAACAAAAATTTATGTAGGCGAAAATGGTGCAATCACTGAAATTGAAGCACCTGAAGAAGCTCCTGCTGCTCCTGCAGTTGAAGATATGGGAGCTAAATTCTCTGCTTTTGAATCAGTTACTAACGAGAAATTCGCAAGCTACGAAGCTAAATTTGCTTCTTACGAAACACGTTTTGCTGATTATGAAGCTAAACTTTCAAAAGCAACAACTATCATTGAGGGTTTGATTAACCTGACAAAAGAATTGAGCGAAGCGCCTACCGGTGTTGTAGACCCTGCTGCTCATGTAGTTAACAATTTCAAAGAAGAAAAGAAAAAATCTTACGACATTTTATTCAGTTAAATTTTAAAAATAAACAATCATGGCTTTATCATTCTCAGGTTTATCTACATACACTAAACAATTAGTTAAACCTTTATTGACAAGTGCTGTTTTTGATGCAAAAACTCAGCAATTAATTAAGGATGGCGGTATCGTTATCCCTAACGCTAAATCTGCCGTTGCTATTCCTTTGATGGACACAGATGCAGTATTCGGTACTCAATCTTGCTCTTTTGACCCTTCAGGAACAACAACTTTCAGTCAGCGTACTGTAACTGTAGGAAAAATAAAAGTAGAAGAAAAA